CTAGATGCGTTCACATTAAAAGTATACGTCGTACCTTCATACAGTGTAAGTGTTGCCTGTTCATCACCGTCTATAAAATATTTACCACTGTCGGCAGTCACTGTAAATGATTTATTGGGTGCAACTGGTTGTGGTAAAGTGAATTTAAGCATCATACTTCGTACAAGATCACCTTTATTATCTGGTATACGACATTCTATGGATGTGTCGTAATTTGAATCACCGTCGAAAGGAATTTCTACATTTTCAGTTGAGAACTTTGTATGCCTCTTATAGTTCATCAGGAAATGGGAAAATTCGGGTTCACTAGTAAGCCATTGGTCCTGAGCTCCTGTGATAGCAAGGTTTATTCTACCAGCCATTCTTATTGTATGTGAGTAAAATTTTATAAAATAAAACGAGGCAATATACTAGATTAGATGAATCTTCAACTTCGAAAATTCAAACCCGAGGGTATGGCCGATGATAAGGTGTGTGTATTCATAGGAAAACGTAATACGGGTAAATCAACACTTGTTACTGATATCCTGTATCACAAAAAGCATTTACCAGCAGGAATAGTTTTATCAGCAACAGAAGAAGGAAATCATTATTATCAACAGTATATACCAGACTTGTTTATATACGGAGATTATGACAGAGAAGCTATTGAACGAGTTATGGAAAGACAGAGGAAACTTGTTGGAGCAGGTAAACCGAATTGTGGGGCGTTTTTACTTTTAGACGATTGTATGTATGATTCAAAATTTATGAAAGACACGTGTATTCGTCAATGTTTTATGAACGGTCGTCACTGGAAGATATTTTTCATGTTAACTATGCAATACTGTATGGACCTCCCACCAGCACTCAGGGCAAATATAGATTACATTTTCATTTTACGTGAAAATATCATTCAAAACCGTGAGAAACTATTTAAAAACTTTTTTGGTATATTTCCAACGTTCGAAATGTTCAATAAAGTTATGGACTCTTGTACTGAAAATTATGAGTGTTTGGTATTAGATAATACGTCTAAGAGTAATAGAATAGAAGATTGTGTATTTTGGTATAAAGCGAAGATTAGGAAAAACTTTAAGGTTGGTGCGCCCCAATATTGGCAAACACATAAGAAGATGTTCAATCCAAGACACGGTAACATGAAAATAGGTGATAGAAACACAGTTAAAAAGACGACTGCATTAAAAATTACTAAGAAGAAATGATACGAGTTTTATCTAGAAAATTATGCACGGCTTTAAACATAACACACGCACCAACATCTAAAAATATATCGTTGGTATATCCGGCGTTTAACGAAATAACCAGTACTACATATAATACAGACGACGGGTACCGTGTATTAGTCGATGTTTGTCACGAAACAAAAACGGTCTATATTGATCACGACATGTCTAATTATGACGAATTAAACGATTTACCCAGAATAGTAAAAACATTTGGTTGTTTATACCCAAACTATACTTTACGTAAATAATCCAGGCTAACGCGTAAACGTAAAAAAACGAAAAACACATGTATACTATATGACGGACGTTTACACAATGAACCTTTCTGATAACGGGGATGGTATGGTTAACCTCAATAATAACCATACGACTAATTTCATACCGAATGATTCGGGACCATCTCAAGTACCACAACTACCACCCATTCAGCAACAGCAGCAAATGCCGAGTTTTATGGCTGAAAAAAATGTGAGTGAAAATAAACAGACAATGGACTCTACATCAATTTCAGATATAATGGGACAGCCAGAAGCGCCACTCGAACCACCAATGATGGCACAGGATCCACGAATGACTCAAATGCAGATGCAAACACCAATGATGCAAGCGCAACAGCAGCCTACTCAACGAAGTGATAAAAAAACCGAAAATAAAAACCCATTTAATTTAACTGATGAACAGTTTCAAGCTCTCGTCGTCGCGGTTTGTACTGCGATAGCAATTAGTAAGCCAGTTCAAGAAAAACTCGCAAACTTTGTACCATCGTTTCTTAACGACCAAGGGAACCGAAGTGTTGTTGGATTAGCATCAACCGGAGCAGTTGCTGCGATTGTGTTCTACGTTGCTAGAAGATATGCTTAAGCAGAATTAGCAAAAATACCCTCTCTTTTAAGGAGTATATAAGCAGTAAGTAAACCAAATAGAAAACTTACTACGCGAAGTGCAAGAATAGATCCCGTACTCTTCGTAGTTTTACCATAATTTTCCATATTTTTTATAGCGCCTTTAGTTGCTCGGGTTACCAACGCAGCAAAAAGTGTTGCCGCGATAGTTGCGAGTAACATGAACCTTTGATCTATGGCCATGTAGGACAAAAAGTTATCACCTTTCATGGAATAGAGTAAAAAGTTAGGTATGATAAAGAAGAGAGTTACTAAATTAACTCCGTAGTTATTAGATAACATGGGGACACTGGATAAAGTCATGTATGATACCCAAGCTATGATAGCTTGTAATATTTGAGCGGACGATGCCACGTTTCCAGACATATTGTTAATATACGGTTAGATTATTTATCCTGAACATGTTTATTACAGAATTCCGTTTTTTTGGGTATTTTTTGGTATATACCTAAATTAACACACATTTCGCGTAACTCCTTGAAGTTTTTCCAATACTCTTTACTATGTGAATACTCGTCTACCGTCGAATGCGCAAGTTCGTGTATTAAAACGTGAAAAATCTCGTTCGTATCTCCGTCTATACACAAACCTATTTCGTTTCCTTTATTGGTGTTATACCCTATAGCCCCTTTAGCAATACTGTAATGTGCCGTTATGGGTACTTCCTTCTGTAACATTTCAAATTTCTTATTTTCAGTTTCTATGAGGTGTTCCCTGAGAATTCTATACTTTTCACGAACCTCGGTTATTTCCTGTGGTTCTTTCGTATTTACGAATAGTAACACGTTTATGATAAGTAGAAGTATAGTGAGTATCATCTTATCATAAACCTATATAAAAAATCAAATTGAAAAAAAAAGTAGAAATGATACGTAAATTTATTGATTTTTTAACGAAACCCGAACCACGGCCCGTTCTGGGACGGTGGGCGGTAAAATCGTGTAGTGAACTACTCACGTCCATAAACTCCGTCTACCAGAATCGCGACCATTGTGGAGACGTAATATGTCACGAACCCAAAAAAGCAGAAGAATATATTAAAACTAATAAAAATACCAAGTAAAGGTATATGAGTAACTCCAACCCCAATGTTCCCCAGGAACTTCGTAACCTCGGTGTTAGGAACATGAATATTACATCCCTTGATATATCACGTAAAAACTTAACCAATTTACCATCATCTATTGGTAAACTTAAAAAACTAGAGGAACTTATTTTGACCGATAATGATTTAACCTCAATACCACCACAAATTGGTAACCTTAAAAAACTTGATCGTCTTTTTTTGGGAGATAATTATTTAACCTCGTTACCATCATCTATTGGTAACCTTAAAAACCTTATGTATATTGATTTGGGGGGTAATCTTTTAAACTCGTTACCAGAATCAATATTCAAACTTAAAAGACTTGAAGAACTTAAATTGTCTCAAAATAATTTAAAATCGGTACCACGACAAATCGGTAACCTTAAAAATCTAAAGGTGCTTGGTTTGGCTGCTAATAAATTAACATCGATACCAAAAGAGATCGGTAAGCTTAAAAAACTCGATGTACTTTTTTTAGGCTATAATAAGTTAACCTCGTTACCAGATGAGATCGGTCGTCTTCCAAACCTTACAGCCATTTATATACATAGTAACCCAAACCTTAGAATCATACCAAAATCACTTCGTCGATCTGGTTTAAGCATTACTAAGAGTAGTTGGTCTCGTTTTGAAAATATGCCACTTAGACCTGTACAAGTACAACGTAGAAACGTACCCCTAAACACTAATCGTAACGATCCTATATCTGGGTATATTTTTCGTGTCGGTAATAATGCCTTAAACCTAGGATACAATAAGTATGTAACTGAAAACTCACTTCTAAACTGGATAAAAACGAAAAATGAAAATACTAATATCACTACTATTAACACTTTATACAGTCTTAGCCCAAACACAAATATCGTTGTAAATCCGTTTACACGACAACCATTATTTAGAAGAAACTTAAATTTCGTCAAGTTTGTAAAATCAAACAAACCAAACACACCGAACACTCTCGCGAAAAAACTAAACAATACGAAAATAAATAACACACCAAAAACACCAAACACACCAAACACGATCAGAAAAAAGGCGGGTAACGCCGCTCAGAGTAGACGTACCAACATCAATAATAATAACAGGTAAATGTATATGAGTAACTCCAACGTTCCTCAGGCACTTCGTAACCTCGGTATTACGAACATGAATATTACACGTCTTAATTTAAGAGATAAAAACTTAACCTCTATACCAAAAGAAATCGGTAACCTTAAAACTCTCACATGGATTGATTTGAGTATTAATAATTTAACCTCTATACCAGAAGAGTTTGGTAAACTTAAAAACCTTATACACCTTAATC